ACCATACTGAAAGAAGTCATACTTATCTTTCGTAAAGTGGTTTTTCAATGACAAATATGTTTGATAGCAATCAAACGGAGTCACTGGAAGCTTGTTCTTGTTCACGAAGTTGCATCATATACTGGAATTTTTCATACGGAGACAGTGTTACATCATGATCATAGTAGAAATACTGACGACCAACACGAGGAACATCTGTCTGCCATCCATTATAGTCGATAAATCCACTTTGACTAGAGGTGTGATAATGAGTTACCTCATCTTCATCACCATCCCATCTCCAATCAGTACAAGAATCGACAGTGAGAATAGGAATCAGGGTATTCATGGAAGTCATTCTAAAGAATGCATCGTGCCAAGAATCAAAGACAATCATTTGAGGATCATCTAGTTCCATCTTTCTACCATTGGTGGCATGGAACATAAGATCAAGACCCATTTCTTTAATCTTATTAGTGATGGGTGGTTCTTTAGCCTCACCATGACCCCAGAGGTCATTGCAAATTAATGCTGCCGCAGCAGGCATGTAATACCTATCGGCACTTCTTTCCATCAGCTCAACGACAACAACTGGATCACGGTCATGGTCTCTTCCAAGAACGTGTTCCATTTCATTCAAAACAAAAGTTTTGAAAGTGGCACCAACGATATGACCTTCCCTGTGGTAGTGTCTAATCTCATTCCGACGAATAAGACCCTTAGATTCTGGTTCTTCGAAGTTTGTGCCAAGATGAAGGTAAAGATTACACTTTTTTTGATGTTCTTCAATTTCTTTGAGTGCATCTTTAATCTCTTCGATTTTATCTTCCCAACCACCAAGATATCCAGAAAGAGCACATTCAGGAGTTAAAAGATGATCTACTTCATTTTCCTTAGCCCAGTCAAGAGCCTTAAGAATCTCAACCTTATTTGCTTGAATATTTGTGCCTACTGGAATTTGTGCTCCAGCAACTCTAAGAATTTGTGTTGGTAATTGGATCCCTTGAGGACCTGTAGTGAACATTGACATTTTCAATCAATAGGTAATCTAGCTCGAGATGTTTTCTTCATGAAATTGAGTTTAAGTGCATCACACTTAATCTTTTCTTTCAGTGGTTTAGAAATAATCTTAGACACTGATTCAACTTCAATGTTGTTCTCTTCACAGAAGTGAACTATTGCATCTATGTAGTTCATATCTTCCTCCCTCTGTACAATCTTTTCGATTTCCATCGCAAAAGTAGTGGCAGTGAGGAATTTTTGATCAAATACTTTTTTAAGTTCTTGTTCCATATTCGTTTAGTTTGTGTTCTACAAAATTTTGGACGTACTTACCAAGGAGTTTGATATATTTTACTTTCTCTTCACCACTAATAACATACTCTACAACTTCACCATTTTCACAAGACATCAAAATAACAAACTTCTTGACGAGAATATCCGTCAATTCGTAGAACATGCAAGCATATGCTGCTGCTTGGACGAAATAGTTTTCAATCCATTCTTTTGGTTTTGGTTTCTTGGCAGTTTTAAAGTCGATAACTGCCAGTTCACCGTCGTACTCTGCGATGCAGTCTACTGTTCCTGCGATACCCAGATACAAACTATAAAGACTATCTTCTAAAGCATGGATGTTATCAATTTTGTTGATGTAGGGTTTTGCCTGTTTGAAAAGATACTCTGATAGAGGTTGAACTTTAGGGAGTTCTTCATTCTTCAGATAACTTTCAGCAAGAGAGTGCATATCAGTCCCACGACTGGTTGCTGCCTTTGTAACTCTATTTGCTTCTTCCTCACCGACTTTCTTTCTCCAATCAAGAAAGATCTGTCTGTTGTAAAAACTGGTGACCGAAGTAATAGACACCAGTTTCTGCAACTCTTCTTCTGCAGGGACTTTATAATAACGAACCCCATCTATGGTCTCCCTCTCAAGTTGAGGGAGATTCACATCAACAAAATTAAACATCAAAATCCTAGTGCCAGTTTCTTAACAAGGTATTCTTTAACCAGACCAGAACGAACAATGTCATCGGTGTCGAATTCGACGATATTGAAAGATTCCATTTGCTCAATGATTTTCATGAAATCAAGAATTCCATTCTTCTCATAAGATTTGGTGAGGTCGGTTTGGGTGGCATCACCACAGAACATAATTTTAGAGTTATCACCCACTCGTGTAATTATACTATCTAATTCATGAAAATTCAAGTTTTGACACTCATCAACAATGAGAATCGCATCATCAAAGGTAGTTCCACGAACAAATGACGTAGACCAGAAACTAATTGTCTCCTGTGCTTTAAGATTGCCATAGAGCATCTCAAAGTCGGCGTCTGTAGGCATCTCAAACATGTACTTGACCATATTCTTATAAGGAATCTGGTAAAGTGCAGACTTATCTTCGTGGTCACCAGGGAGGAAACCAATCTCTCTGGTAGCAACCAGAGAACGAATGATATAGATCTTGTTATAAGGAGTGTATTCGTTGAGAACGTCTTTCAGAGCATTGTATAACGCAATAAAGGTTTTACCCGTTCCAGCACATCCATATAAGAATGAATTTTGACCCTTTTCGTATGCGGCAAAAAACTTTCTTTGATTTTCAGTTAAAGGCTCAATATCAACCAAAAGATCTTGACTGATAGGCTTTCTTCGTTTCATTTGCTTTGCTGTGTAACCAGCTCCTACGGGTGAAACTTCAGACGTTTTTCTCTTTCTGGGCATAAAAGTTAGATTTTTAGTGTTTGACGGTTTCCACCTGCTTTTTGTGCTTTAGCAAGCACATCATTCCAACCAGGATTGCGGTTGACAAGTTTGTCTTTCCACTCTCCTACCTCTCCGACACCAGGACAGGTGCTAGGGTCAGAGAAATCTCTAATCCATTCGGGATTATCAATCTTCCACTGATCCCAATCATGAACACTCATGACTACTTCTTTAGTCTCACCAGTTTCGGTGTTTTTTACGGGATAAGTTGCCATTATCTACTCATAAAAAGTTATTTAGACCCACTCCAGAGCTTCAGCAACAGAGGGGAAAACTCCCTTGAAGATCTCTTTACACTCTAGAGCAATATCCATGTGTTCCTTCTGAGTTCCATTGGCAGAACGCAGATTAATGTAGTGGATCCAAGAACGGCAGGAACCACTCATGTAGATTTTGGTCGGAGTTGCCAGAGGAAGCACAAAACGAGCACATTCCTTTGCGATTCCTTCATCAAGCATCGTTTGATACAATGCCATTGCATCCTTGAAGTGATCCCTGATCAATGTTTCATACTTTTGCTTGGTCTCCTCAGAAATGTCATCAATAGAATTCTGACGATTCTTGGTGTCCTGCCTACGAAGTTCAGGGAGAGGGATCGTCTCCGAGAGTAGGGAAGAATCAGCATAACGTTGCGAAAACTCTTGATATGTGAACGAACGGTGGCGCAAAATCTGAGCTGCCAGACCACGAGTAGTCTCAATCTCCAGAGTCATAAAACTCTGTTCAAACACAGACCAGTGATTGTGCTTAATGCAGTAACCCAACAACTTGGCATAGTTGGGATTTTCTTGGTTGGCAGGATTGCTCACACGAGCAATATACGCCATGTTCTCTTCAGGATTCGGTGTTGCTTGAATCAGTCTTACTGTCATTCTTCCTCATGTGCTTTTGTTTTAGTTGCTGCTTTGCCGACTTCTTTGCTTTACGCATATAAGTCAACTCTTCTTCTGTGTATAACCAAGGTTGCTTAAGTGCTTTCTTGGCTAATCGAATTGTGTCCTTGAGACGCATAGTACACCTCGTAGTACTTAATTATACCATGTGAAATCATGTTTCCTTGAGAAACCCAGTCATGAGCACACTCATATATTGACTGATTTGTGTATTTAGATACACCACTCTCATTTAACTCAGATCCAAACTTAATGAGTAAAATTTTGATACACTCTTCTCTGAGTTTCATCTTTTCGTCGGAATATCTCCAATCAGTCTGGATATCCATCGTCATCGTCAAATACCTCGTCGTAGTCTGAAATGTGCTTAGAAATTTCATCATATTGATATGCTTCAACATCAGAAAACACTTCCGACTCTAAAGCATCAACCAGAAGTTTTAGATTCCTTACGATCAATTTGAGTTTGTCTCTTTCCATGATTTTATCGGTTTCTAGCATTATAGCATAAAAAAAGAGGGGTATTCAACCCCTCCTGTTATAGATTGGTTTGAAAGTCATTAACTGTTCAAACCAATCACGCAAGTGTATCCGATAGCAAGACCAATACCTACATCCTCTATAAGTTAGTTGATAGCAGGCAGGTGGTCTGTTATCTTTATCCATATCATCATAATGATATGTGTAGTCTTCCATTATTTTTTAAGCAACAGGACTTCCCCATAAATCAAGAGAATCAATAATGTAGACCCAACGCAGACACCTGCGATGAGTTGAATCACTTTTTCCCTACCTGACAGTTTCCTGCCATGCAGAGCACAGCATTGTGACGACGATCTTCTTTTTGCTTCTTCTCTTTAATGAGTTGAAGAAAATTGAGTTTCTGTGTCATTTTGCCTCCTTAACAAACTTGATGCCACGATA